GATCCACAGGCACAGGCAAAAACAGCGTTGCTTGTAGTGCCTATCTTTCTGGTAGAGGTGTCGCCAAAAAACAAAGCACCACAAGAAACACTGAACGACCAAACTCCAGAATTTTCAGAGCGAAGAATGGGAACTAATGTACAAATTTGATTCAATTAAGCCCGTGTTGATGGTAGGCCGAAAGCAGTTAAACGCAACAGGTACAATTGATGTGGGAAACACCGCATCTACTCCGAACCTAAACCCAGTTGACACCCGTGGATTCTCTGGTGGTCTCCTCATCATCAGCATTATGTTCGATCAATCAAACTCACCTAACATTCTGGGATGCCAAGTTGATGAAGATGATGTGATTGATGCTGATCCAACGGTAGGCTACAGGGAAGTGCCCGGATGTAATGCGATGACTGATGCACAAGCCGATGGCACAGCGGCAACAGGAAGCGGAATCGACACTGACACCGACAACAGTGTGATGACGTTCTACATTCCACTTACATCAGTAAGAAAGCGTTTTTTCCAAGTGCGTGTCGTCAACGCTGCCGCTTCAAACATAGGAGTCTGCGCCAATGCTCTTCTTCTTGGTGCGGGTGTGTCTACCAGTCCTTCGGTGAGTTCTGAATTCGATGGCGAAGAAGGCTCAGTTTATCGCGCCAGTAATTGACACTCCCCCCCTTCATGAAACCCTTTTCACCGGGGGAGGGGCGAGATCGCCGCTTACCCCTCCCCTTCTTTAAGGTAGTACAATGGCACTAGCTTCAAATGCTCTCACAACCGTCGCGGCTGTCAAGACCTATATGGGTTCAACTTCATCAACTGATGACAGTTTGATTGAGACGCTCATTAACAACGTGAGCGATCAAATTGAAAGATGGTGTGATAGAGTTTTTGTTGCCCAGACATTCACGGAGTTCTTAGATGCTAGAGGGACAAGAACCATCGGAGTCGCAAATTCGCCTATTGAAAGCGTTGATCTCGTTGCGACGGGAACTAGAAATTCGATCTCAGTTGATTCAGCGGTATCGTCTGATTTGGTTGCAACTGTGGCAATTGAAGAAACGCAAGCCAGACTCTACCGCATTCAGGAAGACGGAACGACGACGACCGTCAATCTTACCTTCGCAAGTTACCCGACGACCGCGCTATTGGCGGCACAAATAAACTCGACGGCAGGTTACAGTGCGACCAATTCATTCAATGCTCCTAGCTATACTTTGCACCGCATGGGCGGTCGCGATACTGTTGACTCCACAGCAAACCTTACCTGCGCCGCAGACGCTGAATCGGAGTACCGCGTTGATTATGATCGCGGTCTTGTTCATTTGCGCGCTGATAGTTTTCCCAGATTTCAGGAGGATTTGCGGAACAACCATTTCCCAAATCAATTCCAAGGTGTGTTGGTTCGCTACACGGGTGGTTATTCAACCTTGCCAAATGCTTTGGTGCAGGCTGCGTTCGTTCTGGTGAGTCAGGCGTACCAAGGACGCGACCGTGACCGAAGCCTTGCGTCTGAGAACATTGGTGATTACAGCTACACCGCATTCGCACCGGGAACGTGGGGCGATACCGTGATTGATCTACTTGCACCATTCAGGAAAATCAGATGAGTATTGTTTCCCTGATTGAAACCCGTGGCAAGAACATCTTCGTCAAGAGGCCATCTGTCAGAGAAGACGCACTTGGCACAGCGAAGAAGACGTTCATGAATCGCGGCACGATGGATGCCTACATTGCGTCAAGGACAAGTGCTGAAGAGTTTGACGGCAACCGCCAAATCGTGCAGGACATTGTGACGGTCTACGTCAAAGGTGGCGCAGACATTGAAGTCACCGACAGGTTTGTCCTTCAGTCTGTGACCTATGAAATCACCGGCAAGCGGACACCGGGAATGCGAACAGCAGGTGACAGGAATTTCTATCACATCATCACTGCAATCAGCGACAGGGGGACATGATGCAAACTCAGATGCTCATTGACTTTGACACCCCGTTTATCATGGGTGAAATTAAAGAGGCAGTTGTGCGTGGTGTATCAGCCACCAACTTTGAGTTGCAATCTAGGATCAAAATCAAGTTGTCCCAACCCGGTAGCGGCCATCCTCGCAAGAATGGCACTAGGGCTTCTGCACCCGGTGAACCACCTGCACCTGACACTGGTGATTTGAAGCGTTCATTTTCTGGTGCAGGCGTGACCAGAGTCATCAAGCAGATCACGCAGGTCAAGGGCCGTGTCAGGCAAGGCGCACCGCACAAGACGAAGAAGTACGCTTTCGCTCTTGAGTACGGTTATTCACCCAGAAACCTTGAGCCAAGGCCATTCATTGGCCCAGTCGTTCGAGAGGCAATTGCCGATGACGTAGCAACCAGACTTATCGGAATCCAAGTGGGAGTGACAGCCGATAGGCTGAATCAAATGTATCAATGAAAGACATCCACGTTTCAATTCTGGAAAGACTTCGATACGTCAAAGACGGTACAACTCTTGCGCCTATTTCTGACTTGGTAGGGGGCAGGATCTTTGGTGAGTTTGCCGACCACGGCACCAAGAGGCCGTACCTGACCTTTGACCATGTATCTACTGCTTCGTCAAGGTTGGGATTTGGTGAAAACAACAAGATGATGCACCGGGCCAACATCGTCATCCGTGCTTATGGCGATGTTGAGGAAGGTGCTGAATCGGTCTGTGAAATTGGCGACAGGGTTGTGGAATCGTTTAACTTTTACCGCGACACAAGTGTCACTACGTTTGAAGTTCTCAATTACAAAGTAACCTCAGGCACCACAATAGAACGTGCCGATGATACTGTCGTGGCGGTAGTTGGACTATCGGCGCATGGTATTCAAAACTCTGGAGTCTAATAATGGCTAACATTCTCGGGTACGAAGGCGACGTAACTTTGCCTACCGGCCACGCTCTGACCGTACAAACTTGGTCTGCGACTGTTTCTAGGACTGTTCACGATGTCACCGCATTTGGCAACACCGGCATGATGCGTCAACTCGGTATTCAGGACATCCAAGGCAGCGTTGGTGGGATTATGAAAGACGCAACTGACACACCCGGTTTTGGGGTTGGTGCCAATGCAATCGCTGCTACTGGTGTTGAAATTGTTTTGCAGGCTGAAAGTGGAAACACGCTAACCTTCAATTGCGTCATCGACTCAATTGCTGCGTCTGTTTCTGTTGATGGTCTCGCCACGGCTACTTTGAATTTCCAGATGAGTGACCCAAACGGTGCAACAATCGCTTGGGCTGATTGATGGATATCACAAGAGTCACTTCAAATAGATTGGTTAGTCCAGAAGATTGGCTCATTGATTTTCATCTCAAGGATGGAACTGTCAAACGTGTCGGTGTAATGCCAGAGGCAACAGAGCCAGCAGCGTTGAAATCAGCGCACTCTTTCGCTCGCTCAATTCATCGTGTTAATATGGATGATGTCTCTGATATTAAAATCAACCGGAGGTGGCAAATTGACCCATATTACAGTTCGTCGCAAAAATAGAAACCACAAAGTCCCTGAGCCGTCAGTGGGCGACCTTATCGCTCTCATGGACAACTTATACGACAGGGAAAGGGCGGAGATCCTGTGTGACCTCGAAGATGCGCAGGCGGCTCCTGAAGAGCGCATGAAGGCTTTGTGCGAACACCGCAAGACCAAGGGTCTGACCGGAAATCTGATGCGTTCAGCTTTCACGCTGGATGGTGCAGTCCGAATAATTAATTGGGTGGTTGATGAAGACGAAGCCGCATTGCTGCTGGATTGTGACCCAGAGGAAACAGTGCGATTGGCCCTGCGTCTTCTCGGGTTTGAGGACAATGACGAACCGAGTGCCGAGGGAAAAGCGGAGACGGTGCCGGAGGCGTAGATGTCTACAGCATGGCAGTCTTGTTGGCTAAATGTCTGCCCGGTATCGGCTCTCCATTGCAGCTAACTTTGAGACAGTTTTCTGGAATCACCAACGCTTTGGCCGATGATTCAAGCAAGGCCGTTTCACACGGGAACAACCGTGAAGCAGTTGAAGCACAGATGAGGAAGCTACATGGCAGCCGGTAAAATTGAAGTCATTGTCACCGCCAAAATTGACCAACTCCAAGCGAGCTTGGACAAGGTTGACCAGCGCATCGGCCAGACGCAACAAACCGTTGGCAAGATCGACAGTCGTATGGCTGCGTTTGGCAAAACAGCGACAAGGGCGGCAGCGGCTCTTGGTACTGTAGGCGCGGTTGCATTGATTGCCCAAGAGGGTTTGAAGTCAGTGACCCGGCAGGTTCACTTGTCTAAGGGCGCGATGGCCTTGCTGTCAGGTGACACCGACAAGGCTATGGAACATTTGGAAAAGTTTGGGGATTCAATCCGCAGCTTTCCAATCTTGGGCGGAATAATCGGTGGCATTGCTGATGAGATTTTTAACCTTACCGATGTGACTCTTGGCCTTACTGAAAAGACAGAGGCTCTTGAAGAAGCACTGAGAAAATCATTTGTTTCGTTACAAATCACTGGCCTTGCC